CAATATACTTTGTTAATTCGGAAGATGATAAATATGCCCAAATCAGATATGATAGAAACGATGGTTGGTGTTATATACGCCATGGATTAATTTACGAAATTTCTTCTTTCTTTTCTTTGGACATATATGATTCTAAGGAAGTTATCGGTAGATGGGTTGAAAATACTCTACAAATGAGGGTTACTTATACCCGTTTGGTCTTTCACGATGTGAACAATTTGTTTAAAATACCTAACTAATAGTAATAATCTTCCACTCCCCGTTATAATCTTCTACAAGACATGTAGAGTTCTCACAAAAGTCTCCTGAGTTCATATAGTCATTCTCTATCTTCGGGTGATGAATATGTCCACACACCGCAACATCATATCCCTTTTGTTTTGTTAGACCTTTCGCGTTTTGTTCAAAATCAGATACAAAGTTAATTGCCCCTTTTACTGATTGTTTTATTGTGTTTGCCAATGAATGATATGGTAAGTTAAACCACTTTCTTATTTTGTTATATAGAGTATTAAACTTAATGACAATATCATATGACCATCCACCGATTACTGCTAACCACCTCGCTTCCATTATAACGAAATCCAATACATCCCCGTGAAAACAAAAATACTTTCTTCCGTCAATACCATTATGTATATACTTTCTTACAATCCTAATGTTGTTTAATTTAAATGGAATAAAATCTTTTAGGAAGTCATCGTGGTTTCCTCTTATATAAATTACCTTTGTATTCTTCTCAGACATCTTCATGAACTTCCTGAATATCTTGGTACAATCCTTCGTCCATTTACCATTACCTTTAAGAGCCCAACCATCTATAATATCACCGTTCAGTATTAGTTTTTCTGTTGTGTTATTATCCAAGAAACTTATTATCTTATCTGTCTGTGATTGTCTTGCTCCTAAGTGTAAATCACTCATGATTATTGTTTTCCAATTATTCATTCCCAGTATCCTTTATCATCCTCAAAATGATTTTTATTGTTTCTGTTGAAGAATGAACTAACCATAAGTTTTAACATATACCACACCCCTTTCTGTTTGAACCTTCTTGGACTTGTGAATACCGTCGTATTCATGATATAAAACTTGCTTGGTTTAACTTGTTTGGAGAATAGATAATCCTCGGCAACTCTTGCGTTTTCATCAAACCCACCGATTGTATCATATACTTCTTTCTTTACCATCATGAACCCACCAAGACAAAATGGCGTGATTGGTTTAAATACCTTTTGTATTGTATCAAACAATCTGAATATACTATTATACTCACCTGTCGTTGACCTTACCTTACATGTAATCAAATCTGTATTATGTAATAAGAACTCCCATATACAATTGTTTAATATGTTGAAATCCAATAAGAATATGTCAGCATCCAAAAATAAAACATAAGGTGTTTCCACATTCTCAGCCCCCTTATTTCTTGCAACAGACGGAAGTCCTCCTGAAATAATCTGTAGATTAAAATAATCTGTTCTCCTATTTTCCAAAGAATAGGATGTATAATCATCATCCGATGAATCACAAACAATAACTCTAACATCTTGTATTCCCTTTTGAAAGTTTAATAAGGACAACGTTTGTTCTATTATCTTGCCCTCGTTCTTACAAGGGATTACTATGGTTAAAAACTTTGATAAATCCATAATAATAAGTATTAAAAACAACCTCAAACCATATTATCATATTCTTATTAAATTATTAACCCAATATGTATTGTTCAGTTTTATGTGTATCTTTGTATTTATATATAATGAAATACCTTATAACAGAATCTAAATTAAATCAGGTAATCTTTAAGTACTTGGATAATCAGGATTTTATTCAGATTGAGAAAAATGGTGGTGTATACTTTATTAATTCAGAAGGTGACGAATACGCTCAAATTAAATCTAGTATAACTAATGAATGGTGTTATATATCCACTAAATTAATTGATGAGATTTCTTCTTTATTTTCTTTACATTATTTAGATTCAAAAGAAGTTATTGGTAGTTGGGTTAGTGATACTCTCCAAATAAAGATTTCTTACACCCTACCCACTGAACGATTGAGAGCACCTAACTAATACTTATATATAATGAAATACCTTATCACCGAATCACAATTAGATAGAGCAATCTTTATTTACTTGAACCATCAAGATTTTATTCAAATTAAAATAGGTCTTTTAGTATACTTCGTTAACTCTGAAGATGATGAATATGCTCAAATCAAAAATGGTAATTTTGGTTGCGTAATAAGTCCCGAATTAATCAAGAACATCTCATCGTTATTTTCTTTGGACAAATCTGATTCTGAATCGGCTATTGGTAGGTGGGTTGGGAATACCCTACAAATGAAAGTTACAAATACCACCAAGGCTGGTTTGATGACCCAGTCTTGGTTGAAAATACCTAAGAATATTTATATATAATGAAATACCTTATCACCGAATCAAAATTAGAGAAAGTAATCTTTAAGTATCTTGATATTCAGGACTTTGTGATGTATGACAACAAGAAGAAATTCAGCAATTATATATATTTCTTAAACAGTGAGTCAGATAGGGAATCACAGATTAGTGTTTATACTAATAACGCTTTTGGTGAAGTTAGGAATTGGGTGTTTGTAAATTCTGATTTGACTGATAAATTATCTACCTTCTTCTCCATTGATAAATCGGATTGTTTGGATATAATCAAAGCATGGGTTAATAATACTTTGGGTATTAGTGATAGTACGGTTTGGGATGGTCCATATGATTACAGATTAATGGTTAACGAATAATGAAATACTTAATTACAGAATCACAGTTAGAAGCATTTTTACTTAGGAGGTTTACAATGGATGAATTGGAATCACTTAGGGATGATTATAACTACATTATGGATGAAGAAGATTTTGAAGATTCCGCCGACAGAGATGACTACGCTTATGAATTAATTGAAAAGTTCGTTGATAGACATAGAGGTGAAGAGTTTTTTCAATATGATGATGATACTGAATTCTATAATAAACGTTCCGAATATATTAGAGCGTTACTCAAATTCTTAAACTCTAATTAATCTTTAAAAACCTTTTCTTTCATTATACATCCGTGTAATTCTTTTTCTATAATGATTTTCTAATCCTTGGTGTATATCATCATACCAAAATTCATCTTCAGGTAATGTACTAACAAATCTCCAATGTACCCCATCCATCATAAAGGTTATTGTTGTGTAGACTAACTCATCTAAAAAATGTGAACTTAAAACCTTTCTGTCTTTTGTAAGACGATAAGCGCCTTCAAAAGATTCAAGAAACTCATTTTCCATTTCATCATTAGAAAGTCTTCTTTTAATTCTCGCCGATAGTTCTTCCCTCAGTATTCTTTTTATAGATTCTTTTAAGTTCATATTATTATAAATATGATTATATTTATATTTTATATGAAATACCTCATCACCGAATCACAATTAGATAAAGTCAAATCGGTAATAAATAATTTAATGATATCTGAGTTAAATAAATTATTAGATTATGATAGAACATCAGATAGTGATTTCATTAATATATATAGCCCTGAAAGAGGCCCTGATTTTTTTATTTTAATGGAGTTTGACCACAGCGATGGTAGATTATATATTGATGAATCTTTTTTAGATAAGTTTTCATCCATGTATCCACTTGATAAAGAGCAATCAGGTAAATTCATTTCTGATTGGTTTAATAAAGCATTTGATGTTAATGTTATGTTTTTTGATTATTAATATATGAAATACCTTATCACCGAATCACAATTAGACAGAGTAATCTTTAGATATTTGGATAGCCAGAACTTTATTCAGATTGAAACAAGTAGTAATATATTCTTTGTTAATTCAGAAGAAGATGAACATGCCCAAATTAGATATAATAAAAAAAATGGTGTTTGTCAGATAAACTTAAATTTAATTGAGGACATCTCTGTATTATTTTCTTTAGATGAAGTCCGCTCTAAAAAGATTATTGGTAATTGGGTTGGAAATACCCTACAAATGGAAGTCAGTTACTCACAATGGGTTGTCTTTAGCAAGTCCGAAGTTTTGAAGGTTCACTATAACTAATATTTACATATAATGAAATACTTAATCACTGAGAATCAATATAACAAAACTCTTAAACCCTTATTAGAGAAATTTGGTATGCGTACTCTGTGTAAAATGACTGATAAGGAACCTGAAGATATTATTGATGAGATTGGTCTTAAAGGAACAAGAGAAGATATTATCTTTCTAACAAAAACTATACTTGAAAATGATATCTCAACCGTCTTGATGTATTGTAGTTATAATATCATCCCCACTCGTGACTCTATGAATTTGGTCGTCTACATACCTAAGCCAGCTCCTGCAAATGTGGGAAGGTATATCTATGAGGAAGGTACAAGAAGTATGTATAGAGATGTTATTTCTAAGGCTTTATATCAGTTCGGTGGCGGTCTAATTAGTGTTCACAATATTGAGGTTTATAATACAGGAAATTGTTAACTAATATTTATATATAATGAAATATCTTATCACCGAATCTAAATTAAAAACATTCATTAAAGACAAGTTTAATATTGACCTGACAGGTCGTGTTGAGTTTGACCCAGATTTAACTGATGTAATGATAATTTTTGATGAGTGTATTAGTTATAATAGTATGCAAAGAAGATTTAATATGGACAATTATGGTCCGATGTATCTGATAAAATTAGATAATAGTTATGATTTACTTTATCAGATGAATTATGCCACAGGTCAATCTTGGATTATTAATAACGGATGTGATACTTGGGATGAATCCGACTTTATGAACTTTTTTGGTATCTCAGGTCTTGGAATATCAATTGAACAATTTCTTGATTTATACGTATAAGACATCAACACATTGCTTATTATAAAACTTTTCTAAGTCATCCCTCATGTAGTTTTCTACATACGTAACACCATCTTTATATGTTAACCAATCAGACAACGGGCCATCGGTATCAGAACCATCTGTAATCATGTCCATAATTTCATGTTGTATACCACGCATGAACGCTTCAAAGTTTTCAAAATCACATGGATAATTAGTTACATTATTATCCCATACAAACGATTTAAATCTATTCAGTCTTCTTTTGAACTGTGGTGAAAAATCTGTTTCTTCCCTTAATACTTTTTTTATATTCTCTTGTAGGTTCATAATATTATAAATATAATTATATTTATTATTACATGAAGTATATTATTACCGAGTCACAATATAATTTAATATCCGAACTTGAAAGAACTTGGAGAGATTCTGAATATACGGAACAATACAATAGACTCAAACCTAAAATGATTCGTTATTTTGAAAATTTGGTTGATTCACATTCTGAAAATGATTTAAGACTTAACTTATTTGATAGTGACCAAAACGCCGTAATGGTTTATAATAAACCAAGTGGTGATTTATACTATAATAGGAACTTTGACGATGTATATGGTACAGCGTTTCCTCATCCTATTTGGTTAGTTCACGGCAAATTCATTATGTCAGATGTATTTAATGAGTTCTTTCCTGACTATGAAGTTAAATCAGTTAGAAGTATAACATTATCATGAAATATTTAATCACAGAATCACAATTAGATAAAGTAATATTCAGGTATCTTGATAGTCAGGATTTCAATATAACTAAAACTGGTGCCAGTATATATTTTTCATATCCTAAAGATGAGTCTGCTCAAATTCAATATGGTGGTAATCATTCCAATAATGAATTGTGTTTTATCTATAAAGGTTTAATTGAAGCAATTTCTTCCTTCTTTTCTCTTAACAGTTATCAATCTACCAGAATTATTGGACAATGGGTTAAGAAAAAACTGAATTTGGAGGGTCAAATGTCCAACAAGATAATGAGCTCCCAATGGTCGTTAAAATTACCGTCTGAAAATTAATTTGTATTTTCAAAGTTTTTTTGTATCTTTGTGCTTATGGTTACAGATAAGCTAAAACAACTCATATTCAAACACCTATACAAAGAGTTAGGTAATGCGGAGATAATCCCATATAAAGACTCTGTATGGTTCATTGATAGGGAAAATTGTTATTGGTATTTTCAGTTGTCTAAAGAGGGATGTTTATTTTGGAGATACTCATTCTTCCCATCGTTTTTCAGCATTTTCTCTTTGGAACAGAGTGAGTTTGAACCAATAATATCTTCTTGGGTGGAAGAGGTCTTAAATCATAAGGTATCCACAACTCGTATACCTTCCGTACGCCGAGACAATAAGGTGGAAGAGGTATTAAATCATAAGGTATCCACAACAGGTAATACATTGGCCCACCGCTTACTTCAGGTGGAAGAGGTCTTAAATCATAAGGTATCCACAACAAAAATGTTTGTAATTGACGAATTTCCTCTGGTGGAAGAGGTATTAAATCATAAGGTATCCACAACTGAAGAGAAAACTACTGTAACAGCAAAGTGGGTGGAAGAGGTCTTAAATCATAAGGTATCCGAAACTTTTGAAGTAGACGCCGCCCAAAAAAGAAAGGTAAAAAAAGTATTAGATAGTAGGGTATCTACAACTAAAAATAATTCCTTGTTTTCCGAAAGGTCAGTGGAAGAAGTATTAAATAGTGTTTGGGTGAAAAAGGCATTAAACAATAAAAAAGAAAATGAAAGTAACGGATAGATTAAAACAACTCATATTCAAACAACTATACAAAGAATTAGGTAATGTGGAAATTATCCCTACCCAATACAGTTATTGGTTTATTGATAGAGAAGAAAAATACTGGTATTTCCAACTAACTGAAAGTGGATGTTTATATTGGAGATATGATTATTTCAAATCTTTCTTTTCTTTTTTCTCTTTGGAGTCCAAAGATTTTGAACCAATTATTTCATCTTGGGTGGAAGAGGTATTGAATAGTAAGGTATCCACAACAGATAGCACGCAATATGTCATGGATGGTGGGGTGGAAGAGGTATTGAATAGTAAGGTATCCACAACTGCAAGCCGTTTCAGAAGTTTTAAGCAAGGGGTGGAAGAGGTATTGAATAGTAAGGTATCCACAACTCAGCAATTCAGTTTCACTTCGAATGATATGATGGAAGAGGTATTGAATAGTAAGGTATCCACAACAAAAAACATGACCTTATCTAACAACTATTTGGTGGAACAGGTATTGAATCGTAAGGTATCTACAACGGAGTATCTCCACCCAAGAGGTAATCTTGAGATGGAAGAGGTATTGGATATTAAGGTATCCAAAACAGTCCGTGACGTAGGTGAAGGAAACTTTTTGGTGGAAGATATATTGAATCGTAAGGTATCCAAAACGGAAGAATTCATCTCAAGAAGAGCGGAATCGGTAGATGAGGCATTAAACAACAAAAAAGAAAATGAAAGTAACTGATAGATTAAAACAGGTTGTATTCAAACAACTATACAAAGAATTAGGTAATGTGGAGATAATCCCATATAAAGATTCTATATGGTTAATTGACCGAGAAAAGGAGCATTGGTATTTTGAATTTGAAAAGAGTGGTCGTTTGTGGTGGAGATATTATTTCTTTAATAGTTTTTTTACCATTTTCTCATTGGAACCCAAAGATTTTGAACCAATACTCGCTTCTTGGGTGGAAGAGGTATTAAATCATAAGGTGCCCACAACTGAATTGTGTGCGGAGAAAAAGTATGATGAGGTGGAAGAGGTATTAAATCATAAGGTATCTACAACTGTTTATATGGGCATGAAGGCAAATGTGAAGATGGAAGAGGTATTAAATTATAAGGTATTCACAACGCAAAACGATATCGGTAACGAAGGTTTCTTGGTGGAAGATGTATTAAATCATAAGGTATCTACAACACAAACGACGAATGCGGAACAAGTGGTTTTGGTGGAAAAGGCATTAAATCATAAGGTGTCTACAATATCATTCAATACACCGCCGTTTCCGAATATGGTGGAGAAGGTATTAAATCATAAGGTGTCTAAAACCTATTGTAGACCCACTATTGTTCTCAGTGAGGTGAAAGAAGTCCTAAATCATAAGGTAACTACAACACACACATCACGTACATGTAATTCACCAGTGGTGGAAGATGTCTTAAATGAAAACCCCACTGAGTAGCGAATTCAATGGGGTTAATGTAGCCTAAACTACAACGGTCCTAAGTCCGTATCTTAAGTATTTTTATCTCTAAGTCTTTCATCTGTGTCTTCTTGGACTTCAGGTATGAATCTATCCAAGATTATTTCATACACTTCTGGTAAGTAAAACGTATTATACCAATCAAATAAATTATCAACACTATTAAAAAAATAATTACCATTATGTGTATTATGTGTAAGTTCCACAAAATAATCACCATCACCACTTGTATCGTATATTCCTACATTAGGTTTCTTTGAGTCATCTTCTAATCCATACCAATCAAGTTCAACGGGTGTATAATCAGCAGTTGCGAAAAAAGGTGTTGCCATTACCCATATTTTTTCTAATACATTAGGTGGATAGTGTCCCGATTTAAACTGCCTTGCCCAATAAAACACATCATCACTACTTATTTCAATTTCAAATCCTTTATATTTTGCAGGTAAATTACCATTTTCAATATTTTCAGCCAATAGTTCTTTAGCAACAAATTCATCAATTTTTAAATCAGACATTTTGTATAAATAGGTAATAGTTACACCCATCATTTCTGCCGTCTTATAAACACCATGTTTATCAACAATATCCATAATGAATTTACTCTTTTTATCTTCCCTTAATACTCTTCTTATGTGTTCCTGTAGGTTCATCTTACCAAATACTTTTACCTGTTCCTTTATTGATTAATTTTATACAGTTAGATGATATATTCTCAAATGTCACAATATGATGTTCATAATCTCCACCTTCGAAATGTGCATCTCTATACCAAGTAACCCCAGCACATTCTGTATCTATTAACCATGTGTCATCATCATAACCATCACTAAACATATCTTCTTTATCCAATGAATCTGTGGCAAAAATTGCTGGTTGACATTCCGTATACCATTCACCATATAAATCCATTGCGTGATTCTCATAACATTCCCCTACCGATGTCAACAACCCATTAAGTCGTATATTCTTTCTCCATACCGGATTTGATTTATGGACCACAAACTTATTAGGTGTCATTTCATCTCCTGATGGAGAATATAGTTCTTCCCTTAATATTCGTCTTATTGTTTCTTGTAGGTTCATTTCTTTGTATTTTTAACACAGTTAGGGTATCTCTTACCAAACATAGTTTTCATTCCTTTTTGAGTATATCCTTTCCAACATCTTTCAGTTAATTCACTTTCTTTCATCTCCTGAGTTTTCTTTTTAGATTGTTCTTTTTTGGACTCAATATATTCAAAGGCAGTTCTTAATCTTTTCTTAACCTCAGGGTCTTTTGCTCTTTCCAAAGCAACTCGTAATCTCTGATGTATAAGATTTATAATCTGAGACTGACGAGCGTGTGATTTAGATTTGAAACTTTCTTTGTTTAAAGTATCAACAATGTCTTCTTTTGTTCTGAACTTAACCGATACAGTATCCTTTGGGTTTTCATCAGTATATAATCTTCTGTCAGACCCTTTTGGTTTTTTACCAGTCCCATCTTTCGGGTCACTTTCATTAATCACTCTTTTAACTAATGAAATAAGTTGTGATTCTGTTAGTCTTATTATTTTTTTCATATTACCTGTTGTAAGGTCTAAACCTTGCTGGATTTGCTTTTATTGCTGACTTCGGAAATCTTAACCCAACCCCCTGTTGTCTTGCGTTTTTTAATGTTCTTGCGTATTCTGTTAGTTCTTCATCTTTAATATCATCACCAATAACATCTAATGTTTTTTTGTTTGTCGCATTTTTAATTACTTTTGGTGCTTTACCCGCATCATACGCTTCTTTCCATCTATTTGCACATAAACACCATCTGTCCCCACTTTTTAACATAGATAAATCATTTCCTTTTGACATTGTAAACTCAAGAAATTCATCATCTACTTCACTACAAACGGTGTGTGTTCCTTTATCTGAACTATCCGTCTTACAATACCCATCCCTGTAATATCCTGTCATTGGGTTTTTACTACATATTTGTAATGGTTTATCTAATATATTCATATCAGGCATGTCCATCATTTCTCTAATCCTTTGTATGTTCTCTTGTAGGTTCATATTGTTAGAGTTTATCAATAGCCTTTACCAATTTATGACATTTTTCAGATACCCCACCCTTTTCGTGGTCAGTTATTGATAATTTTACTTTGTTGTAATTTATTTTAATATCGGGATGATGATTTTGTGATTCGGCAATCTTCGCAACTTTATTAACAAATCCCATTGATTCATTAAAATCTTTGAATTTAAAAGTTCTTTCTAATTTTTGCTTTGAATCACTCCAACCTTTGGATTCATTAACTACTTCCCTTAATACTATTCTTATTTGTTCCTGTAGGTTCATATTATCTATTATCTAATCTATTAACCTCATTATTACGAAGTTTATTCAAATACATCCATTCTAAAGACCCAGGCTCTCTTTCTTCTAACGCCAATAAATCTTTTTTACGCCATAATGTATTGTTCATAATAACCTTAATCATCTCGTCTTGAGTAACTCCTTCAGGTACTTCATTAATTGGTGGAACACACGTATATGACCTATCATTAAATGATAATTCTTCAACAGATATATCATTTCTACCCATCATATTTGAGATTTTACTTAAAAAAGTATCTTCAAACCATTCTTCAATTATATAATAAAGATAATTTCTTCTAACAGGAAAAGCCCCTAATAATCCACCAACAAAATCTTCTTGTACTGATAATGTTGAAGAGTCAAATTTCCTTTCAGACGTTGGGGTGTTATCGTCAGTTTCTTCAAAGAACAATGCGAGATTCATTATTTGTTTTCCATTTTTACAAAACTCAAAATCGTGTCTTGTTTTATAACTTTCAACGTGGTATATTTCAGCACCTGAAGCCATACTATTCAATCTATCCAAAATAAATTTCTCGGATTTTTCACTCGGTTTCAAATACTTCTTGTTAACCTCTTCTCTTAATACTTTTTTTATGTGTTCGTGTAAGTTCATAATATATAATTAGTCGTCATATAAATAAATATAAAATTTGAATGGGAAAAACCTTGTAATGATTGAACCAATTTCTTTAATAAAGTTTTGTTTTACTTGATTGAAATTTTTTGGATTATCTATCGCATATTGTCTATCATAAAATACATTAACAATAAACCCTTCAATCCTTTCGTCATAATCAAACTCAACACGTTTAACAGCCTTAAATTTTAGTTTGCTGAATAATGTATTAGCAGTTTTCATAAAATGTTCTATCTTATCAAACTTTTCAGTTTCCTCTTTTAATACTCTTCTTATGTGTTCTTGTAAGTTCATATAATTAATATTCAATCACTTGTCATCTTCATGTAATTTTCTATAGTTGATGTTGAAATACTAATACCATAAAGAAAATGTTCTTTGAAGAACGATTTAATTAAATTTTTAGCATCTCTACTAACATCAAACAACATTTCAGATTCTTCTTCACTATAAGGCCTTTTCATCAATAAAGTTATCATACAACCATCTCCGTATTTTGTTCCGTAGACATCAACAACAACACTATGGAAGTTTTCAGGTAATTCTTTTCCATCTAATGACCTGTTGATAACATTAGTGATAACCTTTTCAAGTTTGGTTCTTTCACCCGTCTCCTCTTTTAATACTTTTTTTATGTGTTCTTGTAGGTTCATATAATTAATATTTGACTATCTCTTCCCCATCAGGATTTAACACTTTAATAAAAACTTGTTCAATAAGTGCCGTGTTTAAATTAATATTTAAAAAGTTAAGAAGGTATTTCAGATGATAATCATAAAGATAATGTGGGTCAAATCCTTTTTCATAAATGTTATATTCATTAATCGTTGGGTCATTTAACTTAACAGTAACATGAAGTTTATAAAAAGGAAAAGCATCATCACCATCCCAATCAACATTAACATCAATATTATCAATCATCGGATATATATTTTTAATATATTCCGAATTGAAAAGTTTATTTAATACTTTATCAGTTAAAATCATATTCAAATTTATAGAATTTGTCCTTCAAATTCATTATAATATAAATACTTTTATTTTATATATTTATGTTATATATTTAATCACATGGATAACTCATTTTTAGAATCATTAAGTCAAAAGTTATTATATACAATTCTGTATATGGCGAAAAAATCATTTGATGGTGAAAAAGTTGTATTAAACGATATAGAACATTCATATGTTGTGGAAAATTTTGAATCAGCAATTAATTCTGTAATTGGAACAGGAAGAAAAAATTTAGATTATATTGATATAGATTTCATTTTTAATCTTTATGTATTAAATGTTGATAAAATCACCACAAATAAAGCTTTTGCTGATTTAACAATACCTGAACCTAAAGAATATACTTATGATGTTTCTGAAAATCGTGTTCAATATGTTGAAACGGTATATAGAAATACGATAACCAGTTATTCAAAACATTCTGTGACACCAATTATAGAACTTTCACAAAATGATGGTAATTTTGATTATTACTATGGAAAAGAAGTTAGTGATATTATTACCGATTCTGAAATTCAAGAAGTTAATGTACTTTGGGGAACTATAAAAGAATTTTCACCAAATAAGAGAAAATAATTTGTCAGTATAAGTTTTTATCATTACATTTGTAGTAATGAAAAAGAGCGACAAAATAGAATCCGTAATCTTTACACTTGTTGCCTTGGTTGCAGTTGTATCAATGATTTTTATAGGATGTTAATAAAAGAACAAATAAAGAAATTTATTGAAGTCCAAAATGTTGAAATATTAAATGATGGTAGTTACCATTTTTTAAAAGTTCCATCTTTGGAATTACCTATTTGTGTAGTAAACTCAACTAAATACGCTTACGGTAATAAAGAATTCATTAAAACAATTTCAACCTTACACTCTGTCCCAAAAGCATTGGTAATTGAAGTGTTTAATGAATGGGTACAATCACAATTTAATAACGAATTGAAGGGTGTTATATTTTTAGGTTCACCAATTTATAAGTTCATCGCCAATTTAGAAATACCATTCCCCAATTGATTATATCAATTTTTACTACTAAACTTATACAAACAAATAAAAAATAAAACAAAATGGCAAAAGGTTCATCAAAAGGTATCTACACCTCTAAAGTAGGTTTCTATGACATTTACAAAACTTTACCAAGTCCAAAAGGTGGTTCAGTAGAATTCGTTATTTACCATTCAAAGAAATTGGTGGCTAAAGGTTTAAAACAGAAAGAAGAAGCAGTTGAAAAATGTTTGTCGTTACTTGGGACAAAATACAAATCAGTCTACGGTCTATAAAAACGTATTCGTCCTGAAACGATAACAATAAATAAAAAACCCCTTGAATTAGGGGTTTTTTAATGTTTATTTTCTTTTCTTCTTAGCTCTTCCATCACAATGGGCTCTCTGACTGAATCCTCTTGGAGCGTTACAGTTAATACTTCTCTTGTATTCATCTGTCCACTTCTCCATGATTTGTTCCAACTCATCAATATAGTCAAACTTCTGTTTGAAGGATGGGTGGTCTTTCATATCATCCCCATGAACATCGTCGTTGTAATCAGTATCAGCCTTCTCATCGTAAGGTTCTGACACATCTTTAGACTCTCTGATAACTCCCATCATCTGTCTAATTTTTCCAAGTTGTTCTGTTAGTTTTGTCATACCAATAAATATTTGGATGAACCTAAATTGTGATAAATCTATTATACAATATCTTTTGTTTCAATTAATGTGTATGTAAAACGATTTCCGTGAATGTCTTTTGACTTACGACAAATCTTCATAAACTCTTCAAAGTCAGCCGACATCTTGAATACTTGACATCCTTCAGACCAATTCTCAACATATGTTGAATTAGCACCTGCTTTGTGAATGTTAATACCATAAACACCTTCAGTGATTTTGTTCTCATCATAAGTCATATCTTTATTGGCATCACGATAAACTTTAACCGCTCTATCTTGTCCTAACGCTTCATACTTACCCTGATGTAATCTGATGATATGTGAACCACGATACTGTCCCTCAACCAAACGAGCAACACCATCTTTGTTGTGGTATTCCATTACACCTTTCTTACCTGGGTCAGTTGTTGCCGGCCAAACGTGACACTTCCATTGTCCATTCTCTTTGTAAGAAATAGTTAAATAATCATCAAAAGCATTTGTAACCTTTTGTCCAGTTGCAGTGTTTCTGATTCCAACGATGTTAACATCGTAACCTTTATTAGCAGTATCTTCAAACCATACATAACCTTTTGATTTTACCGCAGTTTCAATTTGTTCTTTCGTGTAACTCATAGTATATTTGTTTTACTATAAGTATTTATATAATTAGAAATGACATACGGAGAACACTTAAAAAATCATATTGAAAGGATATTACCTAAAGCCCTATCAAAGTTTGAACAGGATAAAGGTTTTAATCTACCTAATATTAGGATTAATCGTATTGAGGCTTATCCGTCTAAACAGGAATGGATGAGAGGTAATATTGTTTTTGGAAGTGTCTTTGCCGATATAAGTGTTGATATTAAAGATGGTAGAATGGGTAAACTTAAATCTTTTTTGACCAATCTTATTTCCAACGCAATGGACTCACTTAATTACAAATACGACACTATATATCTTAATATAGAACAATCAGACGATTTGATAGAAGAGTCAATCAAAAGGGAACTCAGAAAATTGAGATAAGAATAACGTAGATTACCAAAGCGAAAAGGTAATGAAAAACAAAATCACCCAACTCTTCCTTGAATGTTGGTTTTTCTTTGGTTGTTAATAACCTAACAAACCTTGCTATTACTACCCAAAATAATACTAAAATCATGTGTTTTGTTTACAAACAAATATAAGATAATATTTATTATAAAAACAATACGATGAGTAAAAGATTTATTATTTCAGAACAAGAAAAAAATGACATCAGAAAATTATATAATTTAAATGAAGGTTTTTTAGACGACGCAGTTGATTATTTAAAACAAACTGAGATTGGTCAAGCAGTTAAAAAGTTCGCGGAAGACACTTTCGGTACAACAGATGTAAGTAAAATTATTGATAACATCACAAATAATAAAGAAGATTTAACAGGTGAGGAAGAAAAATATCTTAAAGATAAACTTCAAGATGCCAAACTTGAAGATTTAACATACGGAAATGAAGATAATTTTTCAGGTAAATTAATTCACAAATTTTCAGGAAAAAAAGCAAGAAACATTGATTTATTGGTTGACGCCATGAATGATTTTGGTATTACAGACCCAATGGCTCAAATTGGTATATTATCCGTAATTGGTAAAGAAAGTAATTACATACCAAAATCAGAAACATCTTATTCTAATACAGGTGTTGGTAGAATAAGAAGTCTTTTTGGGAAAAGAGTTTCTCATCTTTCAGATTCTGAAATAAATCAACTTAAACAAGATGATAAAAAGTTTTATAATTTAATATACGCCAATACTGTTGGTAATGGTAAGAATGGAACTGCCGACGATGATGGATACAAATATAGAGGTAGAGGATTTAATCAGTTAACAGGTATGGGGAACTATAGAAAATATGGTGGTCTAATCGGTAAAGATTTAGTTGGTAATCCTGAAGAAGTTAATAACCCATTTACCGCAGCTCAAGTGGCTATTATGTTCTTCACAAAAGGTAAAAAGTCAGGATTTCCAAAATTTGAAACAAAGAAACAAGCCGCTGAATATTTTGCAGATATCAACGCTGGTGGTGGAGTATCAAGTCATAGAGACAATGCAGTGAAATATTCAAGAAAGTTTGACATTGCTTAAATTATAAATTAAACCTTTATCATTTATCTCTAAACCCATCTTTTTAGCTGAACTATAAACCGTTTTGTTCTGTTTATTTTTATCTATCTTTTCAACAAATAGATAATCTAAATTGTAACTTTTACTACCTGTTGTTGTTTCGTAACAATATTTAACATCACTAAACCTTAAATTAATATCATAATCTTTACAATCATCACATGGTTTAGATGTTATTGTCCAACCTTGTTTAACAATTTCCTCATCATGTAAATCCAAAAAATCGTCTATTTTAGACTTTAAACCATAGTAATCATACTTCATGTCAAACAAAATTTAATAAGTTTTTATTTTGTGGTCTATAGTCAACATAAACCCTTAAATGATGAATCTGTCTTTCAGGATTGATTATCTTTAAAAAGGTTTTCAAATCATTTTCAACCTCTTCTAAAACTTCATATCTATGAAAATAAACTTCAAACGGTATCTTCTTCATAATGAAATGAATCTTGAAATAAATCTCATCCATGTATTCAATAGATAAACATTCAAATGGAAGATTGTATTTAGTAAGAATATTTTCTTTAACTTGTTTGAGAAAGAATAAATCATTCTTCTTCAACAAATCAATCATTGTTATGTTTTTCGTCTAAAGAAAGTAATCCCTTACCAAATTTTTCGTATCTTTCGTAGTATCTGTCCTTAACATATTGATGAATAGGGATTGCTTTACCATCACCATCTATCCTTACAAATGTTATATATGTTTGTGTAACCGCTTCTTGTTTACCAGTGTGGACGTTATGTTTTCTTACCTCAATATATAATTTGATTGATGTTGTTCCGAACTTTTCTACCTTACCATAAATTTTTAGTAAACTTCCAACCTTAACAGGACTTTTAAATAATAACTCATCAATCTTAATTGTAACTATTCTTGAAGTGTCACATATCTGAGCAGCGTAAGATGCTGCTGAGTCGTCAATTAGAGACATCAAAGTTCCTCCGAAAATGTTCCCGTGAACACCCTCATCAGATTTTTTCATTATTGTTGTTGTAATCAGTTCCATTTTTTTTTCTTTTTTTATCTAACCATTCTTTTTTCTTTATATCGGCAACTTCTTTACCATATTTTTCAACCCATACATCATAAAAACTTTTACCGTACATTGGGTTTTTTTCACCTGAAATCATATGTCCCTTACCGTAGAATGGATTTTTTTCACCATTATAATCTCTTCCCTTAAATGATTCTTTTAAATTTTCTAAATGTTCTTTAGTAAATTCTTTACCTTTATTAGACTCACTTATTTTTCTTTTAGTTTCATCATCTCTTTTTTTACCTTGTAATGGGGCAACACCACCATTATCATAATATTTTCTCAATGACTCACTTATACCTTTTTTATTTTGTTCAGTTAATGGTTTTCCTTTAGTTTTACCCTTTTTACCATTACTAATATTTTGTTTCCATTCAATAATTTTAGATTCATCCATATATTGTGTAATGTCACCACCAATACCACCGATATGAACATTATAAAATTCTTTAGATTCAACAGCTTTAAAGTTTTCTATCCATTTTTTTTCACATAATAATAACTCTTGTCTATTATCACAAACCTCTAAAATTTCTTTTATGAAATTTTCTTTACCATATTTTTTTATTGCACGTTTAATATGAACACCTGACCCTAAATAATTCTTATCATTATTCATATCAAGTCCAACATATTTTTTACCGTTAATTAAATTAGTTGTTAAATAAATTATCATAGTGTTTATTTAATAAATATACCACCAAACAAAATATAGTAAATTAAATAGTATTGAAGGATAAGTTGGCTTCCGCCTGATTTACTGACTCAGATATTACTTTCATAATTCTATATGGGTCACCATTAGATGCTGGTCGTCTATCTTCAACATATCCTTTCCATCCGTTATTAACTGTTACTTGCGGTATTCTTATTGATGAACCTCTATCTGACACACCATAACTAAACTTATCAATAGATTGTGTTTCATGTTTACCAGTTAATCTGTATTCATTGTCTGAACCGTAATTTTCAATATGTTTAGAATGATTTAATTCAAACACATTGAGGATTGAATCAAAGTATTCTTTACCTCCAACTTCTCTCATCTTTTTGTTTGAAAAGTTCGTGTGTAATCCTGAACCATTCCAATCACCCTGTAAAGGTTTTGGGTGGTATTCAATTTTAACATTATAAGTTTCAGCAACTCTTTGTAATAGATAACGACACAGAATCAATTGGTCACAAGAATCTAATGTCCCTTTTCCCATCACTTGGAACTCCCATTGTCCAAGAGCCACTTCAGCGTTAATACCTGTAAGATTAAGTCCTGCAGATAGACAAACATCTAAATGGTGTTCAACGATATTACGTCCTGATACATTATCAGTTCCAATACCACAGTAATACTCACCTTGTGGTTTCATGTTACCTTTGGTGTGCCCCAATGGTAGTTCACCATCATATATGAAATACTCTTGTTCAAAACCAACCCACATATTCATATTGTCTTTAATTTGTGAGCGAGTATTAGAACTATGCGGTGTCATGTCAGGGTTAAGAACCTCACACAATACCAAATAACCATTCTTTCTCTGTGGGTCTCGAATCATCTTAACAGGTTTTAATAAACAATCTGAAAAATTACCTTCAGCTTGTTGTGTTGATGAGCCATCAAAATTCCAAATCGGAATTGATTCTAATAATGGTTCATTTTCCAATGTTAAAACTTTTGTTTTACTTCTTAATTTTGGTTCAGGGGTATATCCGTCTAACCAAATGTATTCTAACTTATATATCATATTTTATCAATTTCAGGTATTCCGAGTTCATAATACGCTTTTTCAAAAGAATCGTAAAATGGTATTCCATCACTATTTCTATACTTTTTTGCAAGTTCAAATAACTCCTTGTACATATCTTTAGAATATGCTTCATGTATTATTTCTTCAATAAAATCAGAACTGTTTAAACTCATAGTTAAAATATAAAATAAAGTATTATTTTTGTCAAAGGTTAATGTTAAATTCTATCAATTAAACCTTTAAGATATTTTCCGTAATTGTTCTTGTGGTATTTTTCAGCAAAATAAATAAGTTCACCTTTATTAATCCACTTGTTTAGATAAGCAATCTCTTCAATACATCCAATCTTTAACCCTTGTCTCTCCTCAATACTCTGAACATAGTTTGACGCTTGCATAAGTGATTCAAATGTCCCTGTATCCAACCATGCAGTTCCTCTTTCAAGGATATGAACCTTTAACATATTTCTATCAAGATAATCTCGGTTCACATCAGTAATCTCAAGTTCACCTCTCCAAGATGGTTTAATCTTCTTGGCAATCTGTATCACATTATTGTCGTAGAAGTATAAGCCTGGTACCGCATAATTTGATTTTGGAAGTGTTGGTTTCTCATCCAAACTTACTACATTACATTCCTCATCAAACTCAACTACGCCATATCTTTCAGGGTCATGAACATGATATGCAAATATCATTGAACCATAGATGTTCTTAATTGATTTCTTTATCTTCTTAATATCTAATCCTGAGAATATATTATCACCAAGAACCAACGCAACACTATCATCACCGATGAAGTCTTCACCTATAATAAACGCTTGTGCTAGTCCATCAGGTGATGGTTGTATTCTATATGTTAAGTTAATACCAAACTGAATGCCGTCACCTAATAGTTGTTCAAATAGATGTTTATCATTTGGTGTACAGATGATTAATATATCTTTAATACCCAAAGACATCAGGGTTGATAAGGGATAGTATATCATCGGCTTATCGTAAATTGGTAACAATTGTTTTGTTACTGAAATAGTTAAAGGGTGTAGTCT